ACCTGTTTAGTCTGTCTGATAACCTTACTACCAGCAGTAGATCCAACTTCCATAATCACATTACTGGAATTGGAATTATGAGTAGCAGATCCAACGCCAACAATTCTTTGATCCCATACATCAGTCTCCAATCCATACTGGAAAGTATTGAAGAAAACTGTTTGGAAAGGAGCAACCTTTAGTCTGTTGTTATTAGAAAACTGAGGTCTCCAGTCAGTCTGGTTTCCCCAGTGATCTGCAATGTTGTAAACCTCAAAGAGACTTCTTTCTTGGTTTAGGAAGTCTTGTGTAGTCTTATTCCACTGAGCCATAATCAATCAATCCATTCTAACTTTGCTGGGTGGTATCTCTTTACATTTTTGATGTTTGAGTTTTTTTGTTCTGCTGGGTAGATTTGTTGAACAACAGCACCAGGATATTCTGACTGAAGTTGTTCACCTAGATCTCTTTTTGATGGAATACCAGTTTGTGAAACTAACTCCATCCTGTAAAGATTACCCTGCCATACAATATCGGCAGTATATTCTTCACCTACTTGTTGTTGTTCTGGTTGAGAGTTTATATAAAGATTTCCGTTAAAATCGCCAGAAATATTTACAGACTCTGAAATAAATTGTTTGAATGATTTCATTAGTTACAGTTCCAACGACGAAGGGCTTTGTTGATTCTTGAATCAGGATCTCTTGCAGTTTTTGCAGAGGTCAATCTCTTTTTCATACCAGTCATTCTTCTGCAAAAGTTTTTTCTACGATCTGCTCTTTTTCCCGTAGGATTTTTTTCTGTAACTGCAGTTTGGAGTTTAGAACCTGGATTTTCACGACGATAAGCATTAACTGCTTTCTGACTTAATCCATCTGTTTTATCCTGACGATTAACCTTTTGCCAATCTTCATACTGGACTTCTTCTGGGAATGGATTGCCAACTGTGTGCTTTGCTTTCTTAGTCACTTTATCATGAGCAGCAATACTCTTAGATTGATAATCTGCGTAGTCACTACCAGATCTTGTTGACTTTTTAACTGCACTTAGTTTTGGTCCAGTTTTCTTTGCACCAATACCACCTTTTGTTCTAAACTCCTTCTCACTTTCTCTTTCTGCTTGACGCTCTTTAGCAAGCATTCTGCGATATTCATCTTCATGAATATCAGTTTCTTCACTAACATGTAAGAATGCTTCACCTGGTTTATAATCAGAAATACTGTAATAGGTAACCCTAGAACCTGGATATACTTTTTGAACTTGGTCCTGAACGTCAGATTTGCTAGGTCTTTTAGTTTGTGGGAAGAACATCTTAATAGCAAATGACTTGCCTTTCCAAGAAACAATAGTCATGATGATGTTTCCAGTAGATGCTTGAATCCTTGTTGCCTCCTCAAGTTCTACTTCTTCTTTTTTCACACAGCGATTATAAGTTTTGCCAAAAAGTTCCTGAGTACCTTTCTTTTCATATCCCTTCCAGCACTTTTGTCCCTTTCCATCAGACTCAATCAGTCCAGCAGATTCAAGTGCAGAAATTTGAGATGGAGTAAATCCTTCCGATTTATTACCCCAACTGTCGGCACCAACTTTGCGACACTTAACTAATGCTCCAGAAGCATATGCACTTGGCCAAACACTATATCTTGACTTTACTTTATGATAACAAGCATCTTTCTTACCACCATCTTTTGTGGATTTTTCTTCATTCATTTCACCACTATCAACGTAGTCAGCAGCAGAATCTAAGTAATCTGCTGCCTTAGTGATTTTTGACTGTACCCATGCCTCAACGTTACCTTCACCTTTACCCATTTTCTTCTTAAGTCTTTTAGCTGCATTCATGATTGTTGAGAGTTCCGAACGAGCCATGGAATACTCATGGTCCTTCTTTACAGCCTCGGATACTCCACCAACTGTCATTTTGTCCCACATTTCGGGACCGTAAGAGCATTCGTTTCTTGCTTCCATTCTTTTACACTTAGTACAGTAACGGATTTCTTCTTTTGCTTCTGTCTTCACGTTGATTGCCTTCCCCTTTCTATCTGGGTTTGGATCTTGACGATTCTTACGAAGAAACGCTGTTTGCTCCTCATCTTTAGAAAGATCACGCTTCATCTTACTAGAACCACATTTTGGTTTTGTGGTTTGTCCTGGTTGTTTAGCACAGGGTTTTCCTGCATACTTTCCACCAAGTTGAACCCAACCAGGTTTTCCATCAGATGACTTACTCTTTGTGAACCAGTCATGTAAAGAAGAATCGCCACTCTTACTTGCCTCATCAATAGAAGCACCGTTTTCTTTACGAAGCATTCCTTCTGGATCTACCATAAATCCTGCAGGAATTGGTTTGCATTCTTTATTGGTATAGCACCAGTAATGTCCTTTAGGACATTTTTTAGCACCTTTTTCTTCATATGCCATACCACGCTTGGTATGCTTCAGTTCACCTTTTTGCTTAGCAATCAGTTTTTTGGAGAGAGTACCTACATCAACTCCAACTGGATTTTCATCTGGTGTTTTCTTTTTGGGATTATCATAAACATCCACATCACCATCTGCATCACGATCAACATACTGAACTGTTGCGTGATGAACTAACTGCTTGAGATCAAGGTTGGGATCTAGCTGATGCTGTTTCCCTTTTAGATGTGGTGTTTTGTGTGAAAACTTTGTGTATTTCATTCAACTGGTTTTGATTTAGTAACTCCGCCTTTTGCTCTTTTCTTTCTCGCTGCACAATGAGCACGTTGAGAAAATCCTTTTGGATTAGAGCAATCAATACTCTTTTTATATTTATTTGACCACTCTTCTTGGAACTGTTTAAACGTCTTCATTAGGTTTTTTTCTTGATAGTCTTGTTTCTAACTTTTTGATTTCATCTTGCTGCTCTTGAACTCTTTTGCCAAGTTCAGCATTTACTTCAAGTACCTTATTTACTTTTGCTTGTAAAGCAATCACTTGAGTAAAAAGATCAAAAGACTTATCTTGATATGCTTTAAGTAAATATTGAAGATCTTGTTCATTCATTTTGGTCACCTAATAAAAAAGGGTGGACTTGCCACCCTAGTATTTAGAGTTTTATATCTATCAGAACGCGCCACCGTCAATGGTGATATTTTCCAAGAATCTTTCAGATCCAGTACAAGTAATAACTTTACTTGAACCAGCACAGTCATTTACATAAAGTGAACCAATCTCAAAGTCTGCATAAACCGAAGCAGTAAGAACACTGGATGATTCTGTAACTTCAGCAGCAACGACTATTCTTGAAGTAGAGTCATCCCAATAAACTGCTGCTTTCTTTGCAGAAGCATCATAATAGTTTAAAAGAAGACCAAGATCTTTGTTGAGGTCTGAGGATGGGGCATTGCCATCAACAAGACCAACTTCAATCAGGGAGTCTTCAACAGTCAGAGAAGTTGTATTTACCTGAGTTGTGGAACCATTAACGTAAAGGTTTCCAGAAACCGTTAGATTATTGTTTGCTGTTACGTTTGCTGATCCATCAAAAGTTAGAGCAGCAGTACCACCACTATCTTGAATGTCGTTACCAGTGACTTTAAGATCACCAGCAACAGCAGTCAAGGTATTTGAAGTCATCGTGATGTTGGTATTGCCATCCGATGCTTGAATATCATTACCACCAACTTTGATATCACCAGCAAATGTAGTTAGTGTATTTGATGTAAGAGTGATGTTGGTATTGCCATCACTTGCTTGAATATCATTACCATTAATCCTTACATCTCCACCAACTACAAGGTCAGTGGAAAAAGTTGAAATGCCAGTAACATTAATACCACCTGCACCAACAACTAACCCTTGTCCAGCACTATACTTAAGGTTTGCACTATCTTCAAGCGAACCAGCAGTGCCTGCAAGAACTACTCTCTCTGCAGTTAAGTCTGAAACAGTTGCTGATGAAAGTGTGGTTTCTCCACCAGAAATATCTGCACCACCATTTGCATCAATAGCACCAGTAAATGTTGATAACCCAGTTACGGAAAGATTATCATCAATAATAACTTGACCACCAGCAGAATCAAGAGTTAGATCTCCTGCAGAGGTGTCAATCTCTGATGCTGCAGTGATTCCAATCTGAATGGCGTCTGCAACAACTCCAGTGTCAAAGGTGCCTATTCCAGAGAAGTTAGCGTGTCTCCACTGTTTTGAAGAACTTCCACCAACATCATAAGTCGCATCAGTTGTAGGTATTAAACTTGATGCAAACTCTCCAGAAACTACAATATCATCAGTATCTGCATCACCAAGATTGATAGTGCCACCTCTGAAAGTTACAACACCAACAAACTCAGCGTACCCGCCAACATGTAGATTTTGTTTTACTGTGAGGTTCTTGGCGATACCCATACCGCCATCGAGTTGAACCGCACCAGTATTTTCATCACCAAGTGTGTTATCGGTAGTATTACTAAAAGTAGTAATGCCAGAAAAATCAGAGTTTGCATCATTATCAAGACTTCCAGAGATTGTAGTAACTCCAGAAAGAACACTGTTAATAGAACCTGCTACCCAACTTAGATTACCGCTGCCATCATTGGTGAGTACAGTTCCATTTGCTCCATGAGCACCTGGTAATGTGTATGTGATTGATGCTGCTAAAGCATCAGGAGATTTAATCTCAATATAATCAGAACCGTTATTTGTTCCCTCAACAACTCTGACTGCACTTCCTGTTGTTGTAGTGTCTTTGGTCCAATAACGAGAAGAACCAAAAAACTTGTTATTTACAGACTGTGAAGTTAGTCCGATATAGAAATCAGAAGTATCAGTTGCGAATCCTGGCTCACCAGCTCTCAAAGCTGGTAAGTTGGTGAACAACCCTCTTCTAAACTGTAGAACTGGAGACGCCATTTCTATTCGTACCTTTTTATAATAGTATTTATCTTTTTATAATCTGGGGTTATTATAAATACATTCTAAAAAGATCCACCATCAAGGTCAATCTTCTGATCGAGACTAACATCAAGTGTGTCAACAAATGCAGTTGGTAATCCAACGTATCCTGTTCCAGCAGTTGTTGATGCCGCAGCAACAAGAACTTGATCTGGGTCTACAAGTTCAAACTGACCTATAGCATGGTTATAAACCACAACAAAGTTTGTTTTTGATGAGTTTAACGATGCTTCGTTAATACCCACATCCGTTAGATCTACAAATTTGTTTGCCACTTCTGTTTCGGAAAGAACAGCATCGAACTTACTACCACCTTGACCAATAGAACTATTTTTATCTAGTTCAATGTCATATGACGCATCATCTACTGTTATTATGTAGTCAGCCATTATGATGCCAATCCTGCAGTAACAAGAACCATACCCTCAATCACTCTTGTTTTTGTGCCACCAGAGTTTTCAATCACAAGATCATAATAATATCTTCCAGGATCTAAATTTGCTGTGGTCGCACTTGTCATTGTTATGGTAACCTTACCAACAGCAGCAGTTATATTTACTGTAAAAGCAGTAGTTGAAGTAGCAGATGGGTGTTTACCCATTTTAGCTACAGCAGAATATCCACTTAAAGGTAAAACTGTACCATCAGGATTTTTAATGGTGAAAGTTGTAGTAAAGTCAGTTCCCTGTTCTAGTGTGAGATTTACTGATCTTGCTGCCATGATGACTGGTTTTTAACTATTTAGATCCTTTGATTTAAGTAACTTTTGAAGATCTGCAGTTGAACCGACAAAAAGTGCATTAGTGACATTTGTTGGTCCTTTTGGAGTATCTTCTTCAATGTCTTTAAGTTTCTTTTGAAGATCCATTAACTTATCAGTTGCATCTGAAACACTTTTAATCAACTGACCTGCAACTTCATATGCTCTTGGCATTTCACTTTCCTGGGCAAGTTCAAGAATGCCATTGATTGCTTCTTGTCCCTTTTCTATCAATGAGTATAAGTTTCCTCTCGTATATTCATAATCTCTTTGAATATCTGTTTTATCCTTTGCTTCTTTTTTGAGGATATCAGTTACTTCAGACTGTA